CGGGGATAACAATTTGAACGCTATGATTGACCCGCATCAATGCCGCGACATCAATGTCGAACGTGATTGGTGTTTCAACGAACAACAAGCTGCCGGGTGCGTTCTGATGGTCGAGGACCTTGAAACCTGTAATAGACAAGCCCGGGTCTGTCTTGCTTGTTTTCACGATTAACGGACTTGCAGGCAGCGCCGACGTATTCATATAAGGCAGACTGTAAAGCGTGACGATGTTCGTCGATTCTGCATCAAAAGATAGTTTTGACATCAATGTATTAATATGACTTTGCGCCGTCCAATTATTGACCTCGTAGTCCGTGACATAATACAAGTACGGCGACGGTTGCACGGGTGAGCGCGAAAAGATGTTGTCACTTGTCGGCTTGACCTGAACGACAAGCGTGCGCCATAAGTATTTCTGAACGGTAAAATCTTTCACTATGATGTCGTTATACGGTTGTGTGCTGCCGAGTAAATCATCTTTCAAGTGTGTCGAAACTGCCGAGGTCCGCGCGATAAATTGGTTGTCCAATTTAATGTAATATTGGAACGTGCGCCACGCGTCGACCTGATAGCTTACTAGAAAACTATTGTCGGTGTGAAATTGGATGTCTGTTATCCACGCATAAAAATTCATGCCGCTGCCACGCTTGAAACGTAGATAGTTCACGCTTTCCATGTCGAGGTATTGCCTTGAAACCTTGATAGTTCCCTGCCTACTGCCAAAATTGACGGGTGTGCATTGTACTGCCTCGGTGATTGCGGTGATGAATGGGCTATAATCGGGATAGTTGTACTTATTCCGATAAAATTGTATTTCCATCATTTCTGCCATGTGCTGCTTTCCTCCCCCTTTTTTCTAAAAGAAAAGCCCCTGCCATTAGCAAGGGCCTGCAGCCGTCGCTGCCATCGGTATTAATCTAACATGAAGCAAACAAAGTTCTTATAAGGAGAACAAGCATAAATGTCCTCAAGTGACATAAAGTAATTGAAATAGTTCCCTTTTGCGTTTTGACTGTCGGAGGCAATCCGTTCTTTGTTGTAAATCTTGACCATGTCCGGGTCGTAGATGACGCCTAAACAAATGGCCGTGCCGTTCGGTGTTTTGAATTGACCTTTGACAGTGATGTCCTCGGGCTTGACGGTTGGCGGTTGTGCATGGTTTGCCCCGATAGAATACCACGAATCAATTTCATCGACCCCGCCGATTTCCAGTTTGCCCGCGTTGTACGCCCACGGCAATAGTTCGGTGTCAAAGTTGACGGTGATGTCCTCAAGTAACATGATGCGCTGCTTGCTTTGCGGTAGTGTTTGCTGCACGCCTGCAATGTTGTAGTCTGTACGAACATGACGCAAGCGTTTCGAGTATTTTTTCATTTGATTAGTGAAATAACGCAAAAAGCCTTGGTCCATGACGGCATTTGCAGCAGTCAACGTTTTGCCATAAGCGGCATTGTAGTCGGTCAACAAGTGGATTGTACCCTTGTATTCCGTTACGGTTTGGGCTGCCTCGATTTGACGGGCCATTAGTGCGATAGTTGCACGCATGTCGTCGTATTGTTCGCCGCTTGACATGGCGTTCATGATGCCTGCCACAAATTCAATCACGCCGCCGCCGGAGTGGAAAGCCTTTTTCAAGTCGGACAAGTGTTTTGTGACTTGGTATTGACGGCTCAAGATAGTAGAATAGAAAGCCGAGAAATGCGGTACTTTTTTCACGCTAAACTGATCGGGTACGCTATCGCCTTCTTTCATGCCCGTCACGTATTCCTGCCCCTGAACAAGGCCGACATAAATGTCTTCGATGGATTGACCATACTCAAGCGTGCCTTTTTTCAAGAAAGAAAACTCGTTCTCAATGACCGGGGTGTCGATAAGCGTCATACCGATTTTATTGAATAGGTTTGCCGCGAACTCGTTGCGGATTGCCGACGGTGCTGCCATAACCGCATTACCGACATCGGTAATGTTTGCAGCGGTTGCCATTGGTACGGTTGTTTGATAGGCGCTCGATGATGTTGCCCGGATTGCGTTTAATACGACTGAAATGTCTTTGCCTTGTGGTGTTAGTGCCATTATTGATTACCTCCCATTAATGCGATGATTGTGTCGCGTGCGTCTTGTAGTGTGACCTCGGCAGGTTTTTCCGGACCTGTCGGCGGTTCGTTGCCTGTCATTGGAATTTGTTGCAGGTAAGCGAAATTGGTGTCTTGCAATGTCTTGATGCGGGTCTGATATTCAAATTCTTTGTCCTCGATGGCTGCCACTTGTGCGATTAAATGCGGTAATTGTGTGAGGTCGTCGGGATTGGCTGCAATAGCTTGTAGCGCGTCTGTTAATGCGGACATGTTTTTCGTCCTCCTTTTGTAATTTGAAATAAGTATAGCTTAAGTGATTGATTTTAACAAGTAGATAATTTCATTCATTTTATTGTAGGTCGTTTGATTATCAAAAAAGACTTGGTTGCCGTCGGCTGCCGCGCGGAATGCTTTCATAAACGGCATGTTGCGATAGCGCCGGATATTCACATTGTTCGGTCGGTTGTCTGCCAAGGACATGGAAATGGTTTTCGCCTTGCTTGTTTGCGCGCCTTTTGTCGTGACATAGTAAAAACCTTTTTCCCAATCGACCCACACGCCGTAGGTCGTTTTATCATAAACAAGTGAGAATTGATGCTCACTATCGTCGGAGCGTTTTTTCAAAAAGGCTTTATTATCCAAGTAAAATTGATTGCCAAAAGCATGTTTATTAAATTCCGTGTGCGCCGTTGCCTGATAGAATTGCGTTTTTTCCCGTTCGGCCAAAAAGTCGGCATCTTTCCAAAAGATAAGCGTCCATGTCTTGCCCTTGTAAATCTTGTTTTCCTGAATGTCGTTGATGCGGATGCCTAACTCAAGAAAGTACGGGTTGACCATCGAAAAGGCGTTCCCGATGAAATAGCACGGAATGTCACGCCCGCGGGCGATGGTTTCATACAAGTTATTGAATAGAAACATTTCATTGCCTTTGTTCAAATAGCGGTCGTGGCTGCCTGCACTATCGTCTATCAAAAATTCATCATAGATAATACGCTCAACAAGCGGCAGCGAGGTCGACCGACGCGCCGTAGAAAGCGCCCTGCCGTACCCCATCGGCTTGTCATTGTAATAAAAGTTGTAGCCGCCGGAGTGGTCGGCAGCTACTTTTAAATCCACATCGGGAAAAAAGCCCTTATGCTTGATGTCGGCAAACAAGTCGCCCGAGTTCTTGCCGCCCGTGCAAGCGTCGTCCAAGTCCACGCCGCGGCGGCGCAGGTAAACAAATTGCTTGCCCTTTTTCTCAAAGTCCTCGATTGCCTCGACAAGTGTGTTAAAAGTTTTGCCGCCGCCACGTACCCCGACGACAAAATTGAATATGCGATTATAAGTTGATTGTGGGCGGGAACTGTACCACATGGCAGCGGCCTCCTTTTATTTGTAGTTTTCTACTTTGCGTTTGATGTCGTCGATCGCGGCTTTCAAGTCCTCAAAGCCATTTAATGCCGTTGTTAATTCTTTGATTGTGTCGCGGTAGTTTTGTTCCCGTGCGTCGTTCGTTTTGATGACATACAATAACATGCCGACAAAAAGCACGCTAAAGGTGATTTGTTCGCCGTTTGACATGACTGCTTGAATTATTTCCATTTACTAGCCCTCTATGATATTGGTGCGATTGCGATTGTGCTACTTGCCGCGCCCGGGTCGGCCACGTTCTCAAGCATGGATGGAACGAAATACCCGATTCCCACTTGTACATCCAAGGCGACGCGGGCCGTGTACGGGTTCGTTTTGACATAGACTTTGAACATGGTTCGGCTCGGGTCGGTGCTTTTAATCTTGACCGCGTTGACCGGAGGCGTTGACCCTGCTTGCTTGACCCATGAAACGCAGTTCGGTTTTCCGGGGTCGCCGTTGTTCGTTTGCGTGACATACAAGGTGCTTTCCCCAACCCCGGCGAGTGTGCCATCGCCGCCGACTTGCTGCCCGTAGCCTGCCGGACCGTTGAAGGTAATTTTCATTTGCGCGCCTGTTTTGTTTGCGACCCATTCGCCTATTTCCCACCATATACCCGTGTCATAGTTCGATTCTATCGCCAAGCCGCTTGCACGGTAATCGGCCTCAATACGTCGGGCCTTGACTTTGTTGTGTGTGATGTCTACCGCGCCTTTATCGTAATAAGGCAGGTTGGCGTCCGTATTAGTGATTGTGTCGTTCTCGGTCAAGCTAAAGATTGCCCCGCGTAAAATGCGACTATCGGCTGCATTGAGTTTTGATGTATTGTACTCAAAGTACACGTTGTCGATGGACCACTTGCCGACGGTAATGCTGCCGAGGCCGCAAAACTCGATGATAAGGTCTTCCATGCGACTTTCCGTTGTGTTATTACAATCGAAAACCGTTGTCGCATTCGTGATGTACAAGCGTTCAAACAATACCGTGGTGTGTCGTGTCCATTGGTCCAAGATAAATTTGAAGCATTTGCCTACTTGGTCAATCTTGACATCGCGCCACGTACTGTCGATAAGGTCGCGACACTCGAAAAGCGTGCCGGAAAACTTGGATAGATTGCAGTTCTCAAAGTGAACAAAGTTCCCGTTGCCTAGTGTGTTTTTGTAGAAACCTGCATTCAGTCCGTCGGCTTTGTTGCCCGTCGATTCTGCCCGGATGTTTTTCATGCTCAACATGCGATTTGCGCCCGTGAACGCCCATCCATTTGTTGCGGCGATGATTTTAAAACGGGTGTCTTGTAGATAACCGCCGGACGACGACGCGCCCTCAATGGACCATTCTTTTGCCCCGAGTGCGATATTTTTGAAACGGTAATTGCCTGCCGGGAAAGTCAATACATATTTGTCGGTTGCGGCCATGGCGTTGACATAAGCCTGAATGCTTGCCGAGTGGTCAAGCAAGGGCGTCGCGAGTTTGATGTCGGCGCGTTCGGCAGGTGTCAAAAAGTCCGTTACCGATTTAGGTAATTGGATAAGGGCGTCGGCAATCGTTGTGTCAATTTCCGATTCTAGCGCCGTGATGGATGCAGCGAGTGCGTCGGTTGTGGTCTTGTCGGCCTTGCTATTTAATAGCGTGTTATTGATGACCGTGCCAAGTTTGCCGTTGCTATACCATAGGTCAAGCGTTTCGGAAATGGTTTCCGGAACAACTGTGGCCCATAATGTTTCGATCGCGCTATTGACGGTTTCCTGCAGCGCCTCAAATTCTGCCCGGGTGAGGTTGTAGGCGTCGACCATTTCATCAACTTGACTAACCCATGATAGCAGGCTTTCAAGCATCGAAAGGCCGTGCGGGTACTTGGACATGGCCACTTGGAAATGGTCCGGTACGTGTAAATGATTGAATGACATTGTCTAACCTCCTTTTATACTTTGAATTGCACGGGTGCAAGGTTGAAGCCGTTCGCGTTGGTCGTTGTGGTCCATATAACCACATTTCCGGCCGTGTCGACCGAACATTGTGCCACTAGGTTCGCGCCGTCGATGACCGGAAAAACGCAGGTAACGGCCGGACGGTTGCCGGACGGTAGGACAAAAGCAGCGACCGAGGTCGTGCCTGATTTGATTGCGCCGCGTAAGTGAACTATTCCGAACTCGTCCTTGAAATACCCGGGCGCGCTTGAGCCTGCTACCCACGCATTTGTCAATGTTGCGTTCGTGAATGACGGTTGTGTCTTGGCGGCTTTTAACCCTATGTTGGTGTTCGCCGTTGTGACGCGTCCACTTTCGACGGCAATTTGTGCTTGTAGTGCCTCGATGACGTCCGATTCTTGTGCAGGTCGGTTCATGTGTGTTAGTGCCATTTGTTTTCCTCCTTAATAGATAAGCATAAAGCATGGTTTCATTTCATCAATGACTTGCCCGGTTAGTCGGATAATACTATCCATATAGTCGCGCAGGACCGAAACACTATTATACCCGCGGCCCGTAAAGCCCTCGGTTGTCTTGGTGTACGTGTCGTTTTTTGTGTCGTCGATGGTGTTGTCTGCCTTTTGGTTGTCGGTTGTACTTGTCGTCGTGCGGTCCGTGCTTGCTGCACTTGCCGTCCTTTGCGTTTCGCCTGCCTGATAGCCTGACCCGATGACTTGCTGCGGGTAGTCGCTTGATTTGACCGTTTCGGAGTTGTCGCCTTTTACATTTTTGTTCATGTCTTGGTAGTTGCTTGAGGCTTGTTCCAATTTAGCGATTTGTTTCGCGATAGCCTGCCCGGAATAGCTTTCCGTCATCTTATAGGTGATTAGCGGGTCGAACTCAATTAAGTCGATGTTGTGCAGCTTGTTGTAGTACCCTATCATTTGCAGCCATCGCCTTTTAAAAACATGTTTGAAACGGTCCGGGTTTTCCTGCCCTATTTCATAAAAATAGAAATAATCAATGACGGCCCTTTCAAGTTCGGCTTTCCATTGAAGGTCGTCGATTTGATAATCAAAGTCGAATAACTCAAATGGTACGCCGTTCATGTCAGTTAGCTGCAGTAGGTGACGGAGTTCGATTGTCGTTTGCGCCATCCTCGTTCCCTCCTTCCTCGTCGAGTGTGTTCGTCATGTCCTCGGCTTGTTCCTCCTCCCCGGTTGGTTTGACCGTGACGCTCAAGCCATAAAAAGCATTGAGTTCGGCCGCGGCAATTTCACGCTGCCGGAGCATGATTTCTAAACATGTTCGGGTATGTTGGTTATTGCTTTTTACCTCGGCAGTCACTAGGCGCTCGGCCTTGTCCACGCCTGCCGTGTCAAAGCCCACACGCTCACGAAATTTCATCATGATTTCATTTAGTATGTCCATTAGTTCCTTGCCGATAAATTTGATGTCTGTCGGCAGGCCCGCGCGATCTTTATTTGAGGCAAACAACATTTTATCACTAATGATAAAAGGCTCACCATTGAATATGGACGCGAACATTTTTTCGATGGATAGCCGCATGTCCTCACTATCGGACATAAAGATGTAAGGCAGGTTGGTCCATAATAGGTTGGTGTCAAATGATTGTTGCGCGAGTGCCAAGCGCGTGGCGAAATGATTGACGATGTCGTCCAAGTTCTGACCGTAGTCCATGTTTTGGATAAGGACGCAGTCTTTTGACCTATCGAATAGTTCTATTGCCTTTTTGCCATCGGATAGTCTTTTGATTGGTCGTTTTTGTGAGTAGTCTTGTAAATCATCGGATGATGTAACGGCAAGCGCCTCGGTCGGGAATTGGTGACGGTTATATCCACGCGCCGAGCAGCGCAGGATGTCCGGCCCGATGATGTCGTCTTCGTAGTACATGACAAAGCCGTGACGGACGAGGTTGCGCTCAAGATAGTCAAGCGGAATGTTTTCCGGCAGTCCTTCCCATGTGAACATGTGCGATAGTTCTGAATATAGTTGTTCCCGGAAATAGTGTATTTTATCCTCGGGAATGGTCGGCGTTTTTTCGCGTGCCATGTTTTAACCTCCTTATAATAAAAAAGGCTCACGGCTTACCCGTTAGGAGCGTGAGCGAAAGTGTGAGGTGTGAGTGGATGACAAGGGCGGTGACTGACCAAGTCACTATTGACAAGCAGGCTGCCTTCTGAGCAGGGTTGCCCCGCTTGCCCCATTATCTATCGTACTGGCCTCAACGCTATTATAGTTTATGATTTGCTATTGTGCAAGTACAATTTGCAATGATTGCAGGGCAGGCCGTTCGCCAAAAGGGGAACAGGCGTTCCCCGGGCTATTACTTAC